CACTGGTAGGTTCAGACACCTACATCATAAAAACCAACCAGAACGGCATACAAGAGGTTGTAGTGCAAGGTCTGCCGCCTGTGCCTACAGACTCTCTTGGGCGCAAGTGGATCAGCTGGGTCAAAACCGATCAAACTGATTTATCAGAAATGAATGTGAAAGAGCGGTTTGTATTTATCGGCACAGATGCTATGGGCATCATGCCGCAACTAGCCACCCCGGTAGGGCTGCTAGAACCGCACAAAATACAAGCGGCACTAGCTGAATCGATTCTGATACAAGACAGCCCACGCATACCCGACTGGTCCTACGCTGCGGAACTAGGCATTTTTGCGTTTTCTGTGGCTCTTGTATGGCTATTAGTAACACAACTTGGTGTTACTTGGGGTATAACGTCGTTTTCAGCCATATTTGCGGTTACAGCGTACTCTGGAGTTTATCTAATACAGTCTGGAGTGCTGATAGACGTGACTTGGAGCCTAATTTCGCAGTTTTTTGCGGCTTCAGGGGCGTTTTATTTGAATTTTCGCACCCAATACCGTCTCAGACAGCAAATCAAGAAGCAATTTGAGCATTATTTGGACCCTAGACAGGTAAAACAGCTTCAAAGAGACCCAGATTTGTTGAAATTAGGCGGTGAAACGCGATATTGCACGTTTTTGTTTACCGATTTACGTGGTTTTACATCGTTAAGTGAAAAATTGTCACCACAAGAGGTTACTGAGGTAATGAATGCCACTTTGACGGTTCAAGTAGAAGAAATACAACGTGCGGGGGGCTGCATTGACAAATTTATAGGCGATGCGTGTATGGCCATCTTCTCAGCGCCGTTGGATCTTCCAGAACAAGAGAACAGAGCCGTAGCAGCTGCGATACGAATACAGGAAAGAGTCAAAGAGTTAAATGAAAAGCTTCCGGTAGACGTAGCAATCGGTGTAGGCGTAAACAGTGGTGATGCGGTGGTGGGCAACATGGGATCGAACACAAGATTTGATTATACGGCCATCGGTGATGCCGTAAACGTAGCTGCCAGATTGGAGAGCGCAACAAAGGAAGCAGGCGTTGATATTTTAATTGGATACAATACTGCACAAAAGTGCAAATATTTGTTAAAATCACTGGAACCGATTAACGTGAAAGGCAAAAGTGAGGCATTAAGGGTATACACATGGGATTCAAAATTGCAGCAGTCTCTACCGGATTACTCCTGATAGTAACAGCCGGTCTGTGGTTTTTCGTTCAGATTCAGGCGAAAGAGATTGCCACGCTCAAAGCAAACGCGATTATTCTCGAAGACAAGATAGAAGAGCAAAACGCCAGCATAGATAACTACCTAGCCAAACAAAAAGAAACCACAGAACAAATCAATCAGCTCAACGCGCAGAATCAAGAAGCAATGCGCGAAGTCAATCAATTAAGAAACACCTTCCAGCGTCATAGCCTTAACAATTTGGCCATGGCAAAGCCGGGGTTGATAGAAAATATAATCAACAAAGGCACGGCGAAAGTAAAAAAAGAGTTTTTAGAATTAACAGATCCAAACATGTTTGAGAGTACAGATGAGGCACCTGCTAGTAATTAGTTTAGTTTTTGTTGTTAGTGGTTGTTCTTTGTTTCAACCGCGAACCGCGCCTGTTGAAGTCAAAACGATCACCTTGCCTGCACCTATGTACCATCCTCCCATGCCTTTGGAAGTAAACCTGCAAGACATTAAGTGGCGCGTGCTTACGCCAGAAGTAATGGAAGAATATCTACAGCTGGTTAAAGAAGGCAAGGCACCGGCTGAACCTTACTATGCTTTATCGACTCAAGGCTATGAAAGTCTTAGCATGAACATGGCAGAGCTTAAACGATACGTTACCAATGTGCTGGCGATAATAGAGTATTATAGGGAGCAAGATAAAGAATTAGAAACAGAGGAAAAGCCAGATGAGTGATGCCCCAGAAGCATACGTTTATGAGGCCGAGCTTGAAAGGGTAATCGACGGTGACACGATTGATATAACGCTCCGGCTTGGATTCGATGTAAATTTGACCAAACAGCGTGTTCGTCTTCACGGAATTGACACGCCAGAATCTAGAACAAGAAATCTTGCAGAAAAGGCTCTAGGCCTAAAGGCAAAAGAAAGACTAAAGGAGTTATGCGTTGGACGATTCAAGATCAAGTCGCTTGGCAAAGGCAAGTACGGCAGGATCCTTGGCATACCGTATGATCAAAACGGTTCTGACATTTGCAAAACACTTATTAACGAAGGACATGCCGTTGAGTATTACGGCGGTAAAAAACTTGCCAGAGTCAAAGACGACGGCACATGGGGAGAATGATATGAATGATATGAGAGTAATTAGTGAAGAGGGTAAGGCCCTCATCAAAAAGTTTGAAGGCTGTCCACAAAAGGATGGCGTTTGCCACGCTTACAAAGACGCAGTGGGAATCTGGACTTGTGGCTACGGTTTTATCAAAGACGTTGACGAACACACAACAATGACCGTGGAAGAAGCTGAAGCACGTTTAGACCATGAGCTTCAGGAGTACGAAGGTTACGTCAATAGCTTGATTGAAGTGCCGCTAGAGCAGCACCAATTCGACAGCTTAGTTTCATTTACTTACAACTTGGGTTCAGGCTCGCTTTCTAGCTCAACTTTGAGAAAGGTTTTGAACGAAGGAAAATACAACGAAGTACCGGCACAAATACGCCGATGGAACAAAGGCACCGTCAATGGTGAGAAGGTCGTTCTACCGGGACTGGAGAGGCGTAGAGAAGCTGAAGCGCTTATGTGGCAGGAAAAGGATTGGTATGAAGTCTGATGGGAGATCTGTCTCTTAAAGATTTCGATATCCTGTCGCAACAGGATCAAGCGGAGGCTATTGCTCTGCTCAATCGGTTTGAGCAGCTCAAAAAGCAAGAAGCTTGTCAAAAAGATTTTATAAGTTACTTGAAGCACTTGTGGCCAGACTTTATAGAAGGTCGCCACCACAAGATAATCGGTGAAAAATTCAACCGTATCGCGCAAGGCAAACTGAAAAGACTTATAGTCTGCTTACCCCCTAGGCACTCGAAGTCTGAGTTTGCGAGTACCTACTTTCCAAGCTGGATGATGGGCTTGCGCGGTAATCTTAAGATAATACAAACGACTCACACAGCAGAGCTTGCGGTTCGATTCGGACGTAAAGTCAGAAACATAATCGATAGTCAAGAATACAGCACAATATTTCCAGATCTAAAGCTACAGGCAGATAACAAGTCGGCTGGTAGATGGACCAGTAACCAAGAGGGTGAATTCTTCGCAGCTGGTGTTGGCGGTGCGATAACTGGTCGAGGCGCAGATTTACTTATTATTGACGATCCGCATTCAGAGCAAGATGCCATGTCACCCACAGCCATGGAAAGCGCATACGAATGGTACACGTCTGGGCCGCGACAACGTCTGCAACCGGGCGGCATTATCATCATTGTAATGACCCGTTGGTCTACTAAAGACTTGGTTGGCAAGGTCCTGAAAAAACAAGGTGAAGAAAACGCTGACCAATGGGAGGTAGTTGAGTTTCCTGCCATTATGCCTGAATCCGACACACCTCTCTGGCCAGAGTTTTGGAAGAAAGAAGAGCTATTGTCGGTGAAGGCGTCCCTCCCGGTATCTAAATGGAACTCTCAGTGGTTACAAAATCCAACAGCTGAAGAAGGTTCTATTGTAAAGCGTGAATGGTGGAATACTTGGGAAGGCGAGGTGCCAGCATACAGTTACGTGATACAAAGTTACGATACGGCTTTTAGTAAAAAAGAAACTGCTGACTACTCAGCCATAACCACTTGGGCCATATTTAGCCCAGCTGACGGCGAGGCGGACCAAATAATATTGCTTGATGCGAAGCGCGTGCGTGTAGATTTTCCAGAGCTGAAAAAACTCGCGTGGGACGAATACAAGTATTGGGAGCCGGATTGTATCTTAATCGAGGCAAAAGCAAGCGGCACGCCGCTTACTCAAGAGCTGAGACGTATGGGTATTCCGGTAACATCTTATACGCCCAGCCGGGGCCAAGACAAAATAGCGCGCATGAACTCAGTAGCGCCAATATTTGAATCAGGTATGGTTTGGGCCACCGAAGATAATTTTGCGGATGAGGTGATCGAAGAGATGGCATCTTTTCCATATGGCGATCATGACGACTACTGTGACTCTGCTACAATGGCGTTGATGAGATTTAGACAAGGCGGATTCGTATCGTTAGATGAAGACTATCAAATGGAGGCAGATTTACTACCACGTAAACGCATGGTTTATTATTAAAACCGGCAAGAAGTGTTAAACTGAAAAACTATGGCTATAGAAAAACGACAATTAGGTACGCAAGATAACCCAGACATCAATGTGGGAGGCAATGCGATTGAGGTTTTTCCAGAGCCTACCAGACAAGATCAAATCCGTGAAGCGGCAGAAATATTAGTCACCGAAGAAGAAATACTCGTAGGTGATGAAATAGATGCAGAGGAGCCGCAAGCTGACCCCGCAGCTTTCGATGCAAACCTCGTTGAGTTTATAGACGACAGTGAGCTGCAAAGTTTATCTGGCGACATTTTATCCAGCATTAGGCATGACAAAGAATCGCGCAGTGAGTGGGAAAAAACTTATGTAGACGGCCTAAAGTATCTGGGCATGAAGTTTGATGAAGCTAGATCAGAGCCGTTTGAGGGATCTAGTGGAGTAATACACCCCATACTTGCAGAGGCTGTTACACAATTTCAGGCGCAAGCATACAAAGAAATGTTACCCGCCAAAGGCCCGGTAAAGACACAACTTGTTGGTCAAAGAACCGCAGAAACAGAAGCGCAAGCAGATCGAGTGCAGGAGTTTATGAACTTCTACATTATGAATGTGATGCAAGATTACGATCCAGAGCTGGACATGTTGCTGTTTTATTTGCCTTTAGCTGGCTCTGCTTTTAAAAAAATTTACTACGACAATGTATTGAATCGAGCAGTATCTAAATTTGTGTCGCCCGAAGATTTGATTGTGCCTTACGAGGCATCTGACATAAGCAGTGCGGAAAGAGTTACTCATGCAATAAGCATGTCGCGTAACGAGATCAAGAAACAACAACTCTCTGGTTTTTATGCTGACGTGGAGATCAAATCCGAATCATACGATCCGGATGATGATGAGGTACAAAAAGAAATAGATGAGATTGAAGGACTTAGCCCTTCATATGCAGAAGACAGAGATCACACTGTCTACGAGGTACACACTATTTTGGACCTTGCAGGCTTTGAAGATATGGACAAAGACGGCAATCCTACTGGACTGAAGCTGCCTTATATCGTCACAATCGATGAGTCTTCACAAACTGTGTTGTCAATTAGACGAAACTTTGTGGAAGGCGATCCCTACAAAAACAAGATCAACTATTTCGTACAGTACAAGTTTTTGCCGGGACTAGGTTTCTACGGGCTAGGATTAAGTCACATGATTGGTGGCATATCCAAAGCATCTACATCGATCCTAAGACAATTAATTGACGCAGGCACTCTGGCAAACTTACCAGCAGGGTTTAAAGCCAGAGGCATGCGCATTCGAGATGAGGACGAACCATTACAACCGGGAGAGTTTAGAGATATAGACACTACCGGCGGATCCTTGCGTGAAAACTTAATACCGTTGCCAATCAAAGAGCCGAGCAACGTGCTTATGAGTTTGCTTGGCATACTGGTGGACTCAGGCAAACGATTTGCTGCTATTGCTGATATGAATGTCGGCGATATGAATCAAGCTATGCCAGTAGGCACAACTGTAGCGTTGCTAGAGCGTGGCACAAAAGTTATGAGTGCTATTCACAAAAGATTGCACTACGCGCAGCGCATTGAGTTTCAATTACTATCAAAATTATTTGGCGAATATTTGCCCCCTGAATATGC